CATATCTGGGAAATCCCGTGGGTATTCCTACGTTATCAGATACGTTTTCAGAAAGATATTCTATGTAATCATCAATATCTTCGCCAATTATTTCTGTCTTTTTGTTTGACGATTGATATATGTCAGCGGTGGCATCAAGAATGGGTGCTTCCACCTTGGAGATAAGATCCATTACATCTTCATCGCCATTAGTAGCGTCTAGCTCTTTCTCACAAGCTTTGAGCGTTTTCTTTAAGTCTCTAGCTAATTTAAGTTTAGCTATCTTTACGGCGTGAGACTTTGCATTTTCTTTATGTATAGGAAAATTAAACAAAGACCTTATAAACGACATCTCTTCTTTGTTGTTTATAGATTCACTTACCCCAAGACTGTTTGCGGCAGAAAGTATAGATGCCAATTCTACCTTAGAGTTTTCTGAAACAGACTTATATATACAGTGATATAAAAGTTGATTCATGTCACTTGTAAAATGGTCAGCGTCTACAAAATCTATTTCTAGATAGCAATCTAATCCATATTGACAAAGAGCCGCAAGTACGGCTCTTTCTGATGCTAGATCTTCTAACTTTTTCTTTGTCATCTAGATCTTGACCCCAAACACCTGTCACAGATAAAGTTTTCTCTTTTGTGAGTGGGGTGAACCTGTGCCACGGAGGAACATACCGAACATGTTTGCGATATATTTTTTACTGGCTGTCTTTTTCTTTCTGTAGGTTTGATGTCTGGTGTTATATTTAGATCATCTTTATGTTCAGTTCCATCGTCGCTAAAAATGTTAACTCTTTGTTTGACCTCTAGTTGAGTAGAGTTGCTTGATGGCTTGTCTTGCGACATGGTAAAATCATCTGCGACTGTTGCGTTTTTTGTAGGCTTGACCTCCTTTGGTTTATCTTCTTTTAAAAGACTAGCTGCCAACTCCTGCTTTTGTTCAGGGGTCAAAAGTTCTAACATCTTTTGTACTAGATCTTCACTCATTATTTTCTCCTAGCCATATTTGTTAATATTTCTGCCATCTTAGTTATTCTACCGTTTTTACCTTCTAGCGTTCTAACTCTAGCTTCTGCGTGATTTTTAATCTTTAGTATCTCCGCAGCGAGAGGGTTTTCTTTCACCGCAGAGAAATACTTCTCTTGCCATTTAGAATACTGTCCTCCATACTGATTCATCGTGCTACCTATTATAAACCAAATAGAAGATTCTGCCCACTCCAAAGTGTTTTTTTCTTTAAACTTTTCTGTCTCTACATATTCCGCATAGGCGTAAAGTTTGAAGGCATACATATTGCATGTTTCAGCACTCCAAGATTTAATTGTATTAAAATCAGCATTGAGAGCAGTAGAAGCTTCTTCTGGCGGTTCTACTTCCGCTAAATACTTAGAACTTTTCCAATCTTCTATCGCCTGTAAAAACTCATTCAATCTTGTTTCGCCACTCATCCTCGTCCTCGTTGTAATTTAATTGTACTATCCTTATGTCGTTTATATTGCACCACTCTATCTTATTTTTATCTCTAGCCTGCGCTCTAAAAAATGACAGCTTATCTTTAAAGTGAAATGCGTTGAACTTAAAGTGTTGCTGACCATGAACTTCTACAATCAAAGTCCTATTAGGTATATAGAAATCCGCTCTCAAAGATTTGTTTTTTACAGTTCTGGTTCCCGGTAGACTAACTTCTTCTAAGATTCTATCATAGGGAAAGCAAGAGTCAAGAACTTTCTTTGCTTTTTGGTGAAGCTTTGATCTCTTGCCTCCCCCAGACTTAGGGTTCCAGCTATACTCTCGGTCATCTAGCCCGATTACTTTCAATCTAAAGCCTCTTTAATCATCGTCTCTAAAGACTTTACAAGTTTAGTATTTCTGCTTAGAAAACTATAAACCTTGTCTTGTCCTTGAAACTTAAAAGCTTTGGTAAGTTTTTCAGGATCTTCTACATCTAAATCTGGATCAATCTCTTTAGCGAGTTCTTTGTTCATTTCTAAGAACGGACAAGAAAACCAAGCCCCAGATCTATCAATAAACCCTAAATCTAACGACAATTGAAGAACTTCTTGAGTCGAATCTATACCATGACCATATCTTATATAGCTTTGAACTTGTCCTCCCGGCGGCCCCATAGAAGAACAGATGATTTTCCAGTTTACAACTTGACCAATTCTATTTTTACTAGCATCTTCCCAAGGCTTTATGGCTGGCGTTTTTTCACCGCCTCCAGCGATTTCCATTCTAGTATCTGCTTGATACTGAATCTTATTACCACCATCAGAAAGTTTAGCTTTACCAAAGCCTCCCGTATTAGCAATGTAATGGGTTATAGCAATGACGAGACCTCTTTGCCTCGGTAGAAGCTGACCGATCTTTTTTGTAAAGATAGACAAAATCTTTGGTAGCCCCGCTCTCCCCGGACTAAAGTCTCCATCTAGTTCTTTAGCCGGAATCAAAGAAGATATAGAATCAATGATTAGAATAGCGCCTTGATAGTCTGGATGACTCATCATCTTATACGCCATTTCTAAAAATTCTTCCGCCGGTAAGGGCTTATCTTCTGGTGCAATAACTTCTATTTTCTCAGGATCAAAATCATTTACCTGAAAGTTCATATCTTTAAGACGCCCCTCTGCGTCAAGATAGATAATTGGCCTACCCTCTTTCTGGCAGTTGGTAGCTATCTGCATAGCGGTTGTTGTTTTTCCGCTTTTAGGGTCGCCTGTAAGTGTGACCCAGCAGCCTTCTCTAACTCCACCGCCTAGAGCAATATCAATAGCTGGACTAATAGAGATGACCTTGTAGTCACTCTTTTCTTTTAGAACTTCGGTTCCGGTCTTAATTATGTTGCCGTATTCTTTTATCTGACTTTTTAAATATTCAGGCGTCTTCTTTTTTGCCATTCTCACTCCTAAGTTTTGACATTAATGTTTTCTTTTTCTTTCTCGTCTTCGGTTTATACTCTTTGTCTTCTGCTATCTCAATAACCTTTTTTGGTTTCTTTGCTTCTATCTTAACCTCTTCGGATCGTTTTGCAACACCCGCTTCTACAAACTTAGTGATTAAAACAAACTTTTTAGATTGGTGCAAAAAGCCCAAGGAGTAAACATTTCTACCACTTGGGCCATTTAAATAAGATACTAAAGATTTCTCTCCGTATTTTTTAATTAGCTTAGAAGCTAATCTAATTTGAGTTTCATATTCTTCTTTTTGTGACTTATTCCAAAACTTAAACTCAAGACTCCCCTTGTTATCACGCTCCCTTTTTCTAATACAGACCAGTTCAGCGCAATACTGCGCTGCACTACACGGCTGTCTGGTTGATATACTTCTGTACTTCTGGGTGTTTGATTTTTTCTGAGTCATTTTTGAATATCATATATTTAACATTATCTTCTGTGACAGATCTTTGAGACTTAGCCTTCTCAAATTCATTATAGGGCCAAGTATATTTTGCGACATCTATACCGGAGCAGTCATCTTTTAGCAGGCACACCGTTAAGGTTTGAAAGGAGGTAGAATGGCTACCGTCCATCGCTTGATCCTTTGCTATGCCTCTCATTACGGCTAGGCCGTCTAAACCATTGGGGTCTTCAAAAAAGACTTTAGCGGGTGCGCCAAACATATGAAGCTCTACCTTTACAGGAAAAACATTATGATCTTTACAGTAATCCGAAAGTCTGGTCCAAGGGTTTTCTAGTCCTCCCCTGTCATAGTCTCCATACACCCTTTCTTCGTTTGACAGGGTTACTATCCAGCTAATCATAAGATCTTCCATGATTAACTTTCTCATGTATCCATCTCTTTTTGTGCAAATCATTTTAATCTTCCTTTATTTTGTGAATCATCCCCTTGTATCTTTGGGGCATCTGTGACTTCTTCCTACTTTCGTCCCCAGCAGCAGACGCTGCCTCCGTCATTATTGTCGCGACTTTGTTTTTGTCTCTAGCGTAAAGAGAGGACGAGTCCGGTGTTGAAACTGAGGTTTGTGTTTGATCCACCGAAGAAGGCGGGATTTCTAACGTGGTAATATACTTGTCAACCATATGAACAGACCTGTCCATCTTATCTGCCATGATTGTTGCCGTCATGCTTTCGTGATTTATTGTAATATAAGACTTTTCTGCTTTTGAAAGTGGGCCTTTCTTCATTTTATTTCTCCATCATTGTTCTTCTGGCTCTAGTAAGATATAAAGTATTTTTAGTTTTTAGGTACTTCATGTAAAAATCAAAACATTTTTTTGAGACCTTTCTTAAATTCCTAGTTTGCGATTGAGACCTAGTTAGGCGGTCATTGTAAGCGTCTACAACTTCTGACCTCTCGTAAAGGACATAGTAAAACTGATTTTTTCCCGCGTCCGATAGAGACGCGAAAGCGTTCTTCTCTTCTGTTTCTTCACCCCTAGCTCCATAAAATCTTTTTTTTATTGATTGGGGGTCTGGTAAATTTAGACCAGAGACATCTTCGCTTTCCCATCTAGCCATTTAACTTCTCCAATTTTTCTTTTAATATTCTAATACAATCTGCCTCAGTAGCCCCAGAAATACACATCTGAGCCTTGTTAGATATTCCATATTTTGATAACAGGCGATTACCTATGACTTGGTTGTCCAGACTTCCATCGTCGTACATTTTTCTAACGTCGATTTTAATGGTTAGCGTAGCGTGATGGGGGCATGATTTTCTATCTACTTGATTATCGGATATCTCAAATTCATTCATCAATCACCATCCCTTATCCACTTTACCTGCTCTTTATCGGTCATTCCATTTATTTTTCTATTAAGCTTTCTTTTCTGTTCCGCCTCGCTATCGTTTTTCTTTACATCTTTAGCGATCCTATCTTGCTTTTCATAATGACCCATATTCCTTGTGTTTTTATCTGCTAGCTGGGCAATGGTGCTTGGCTCACCCCTGACCGAGATGGCTGGTGGGTTTATGAAAATTTTTCTCAAAGTTTTTTTACTACAGCAAGGACACTCCAATATAGATGGAGCATCGTGAGCCTGTCTAATCTCACCGTAGTATTTACACTGCTTGCATTCAAAATCGTAAAGTGGCATTCTCTTCTCCATATAATAAGGTGACTCTATATTCTAGATTATCGCCACCAATATTACACGCTAATTTTCCATAGCCGTTAATATTCTTCCTAAAATACCGTTTCTTTGAATATCTTGACGTGTTAACTTACTTATACCAACCCCGTCTACCCCTTCAAGCTTCTCTATGCAGTCCCATAGTCCACTTCTAGAGAGGTCGCACTGTTTAGTATCGCCGTTTATAAGAACTTTACTACCCTGCCCCATTCGAGTAATAAACATTTTTATTTGTTCAAACGTGCAGTTTTGAGCTTCGTCTAGTATCATATACGTGTTGTGAAAAGTAGACCCCCTCATAACCTCTAGTGGCTGATACTTTATCCTACCTTCATTGTAATACATGCCATAGTAAGCGCGTCCTAAGAAGTTTTTAAAGTTTTCCTGCATGGGCAGGAGGTATGGAGCTATTTTATCTAGTAAATCTCCCGGCAGGCTTCCTAGTTCTTTTCCGGTGCATACCAGAGGGCGAGTTATCAACACCTGATCTATTTCTCCTCTGTGAAGATGTTCTGACGCAATCCCTGCCGCTATATATGACTTTCCAGACCCAGAGGGACCGCTACAAAAGGCTACGTCGTTTTCTACTATAGATCTTATATACTCTTTTTGATTCTCTGTTTTCGCCTCTACTGATTTAACTTTTTGCGGAGCGTTAGATTCTTTTCTTGATTTTCTTTTTGACATTTTCAACCCTAGTGTTAAAAGGTTCTTTTGTTTATCAAGTCCTTTACCTGACTATCCTTTACTAAAACGATATCGCTATGGTCGTTTTGATAAGATATTGTTGTTTCTACGTTTCCACCACCAGTGTCTCCACCGCTGGTCCCGATGCTAGTCACGTAATTGTTATTTCCAAGATCCATAATATGATATTGACGGGTCGGCGGTGATGGCGTTTTTTCAAAAACGATTCTGATTGGCCTATCCGTTTTGCTGTATAGGGTTGTGGGAGGCGTATCTCCTGCGGGCCTATCGGGATTGCTGGGATCAAGACCATCCCTATATGGACCACCCCCGTAGCTTAAACCAGTGGAAGAGTCAAAAGCGCCAGAAGCAGCGAATGTAGTGTCTGTATTTCTCACAAAGACATCATCAGCGGAGGAAGTCCATATAAACTCACCATATTCAAGCGCCCTTCTAGCCACCCCCGTGAAAGAGCAGGTTACTTGTATGGGAAGATTTACGAGCGTGTATAGGTTTTGTTCGTATTCTTTATCTTTTTCAGACCCTCTCCAAAGTCCAATATCTGACATTTGGTTGTAATCTATGCCTATACTAATACTTATGCTATTTATTCCAAATATTTTTTTAGGTCTTGACGTTCCGTCATCTCCGGTATAAACAGATTCCGTGTTACCGACTTCAAACATGCTAACAACTTCTTGCGGAAGCCTAGACTTTCTGTCAACATCTTGTTTTAATATGTCTATATCCGACCTTTTTAAAACATCTCCTGACTGTGGTAAATCGCTGTCTATACCGTAAGCACTTAGCGTAGATAGATCTTTATTAAATCTAAATTGTTTTGTAAACAGCGTTACAGATTCGGTTACACCATCTATACCTATGTTGTATTCTATATTAGATAATAAACAACTTTTATAGGTTACAGAAATAATTTTGTTTCTATCTGGATCTAGATCATCACTATCAATATCTCCGTCTCCGTCTAAGTCTGAACTGGCTGGATCATCGTTTCCAGAACCTATATACCTAAACTTGTCTGGTGCATATAAGATAGTAATATCATAATTTCTTAAAGACTTTCCGTCGTTATCAGCAAAGCCCTTATCGTGCAAATTGTCTTTGTATAAGATATGGCTGGTTTTGTAGCCACTCGTCCCAGCCGTGTAGTCGGACGGATCTACATAATAAAAGAAATTGCTATTTTGATCTATTCTTCTTTCGATTGTTATTTCAAAGTTTTTCTGACCATAGTAGTGAAACTTTCTTTGCGATCTACCAATGTCTATCAACGAAGCGGAGGGCATGTCACCATTAACGCCTAGCGACTGAACGCCTGTTAAAAATACACCGTCAGTAGCACTGCTGTTTGCCGCAGCGTTTCTTTCCTTGACCAAGACGGCTTGGCAGGCGTAAAATATTCTTCCGTTAGGATTGTTAAATGGTAGGGTTGTCATTATATCCCCGTACTTCCAAAGCCAGCTTCACTCCGATCAGTATTGTTCAGGTCAGACACTTCTACAAGTTCAAAGTCTTCCACCTTTTGTAATACGAGTTGAGCAATTCTGTCGCCTTTTTCTACGTTATAATCGCTATATTGAGAGTTGTAAAGTATAACCCCTATATCTCCACGGTAGCCGCTATCAATCACGCCAGCAAAAACATCTATCCCATGTTTGTAAGCCATTCCTGATCGGGGCCAAATTAATCCAACATAACCTTTTGGAATTTGCATCGCAATTCCTGTTTTAATCAGCTTGTGAGTATGCTTCTCTATTATAGTGCCGTGTGAAGCGTACAGGTCAAAGCCTGCATCAGACTCGTTTGCTTTTCTAGGAGTCGTTGCGTCTTCATTTAATTTAGCGAATCGTAAAGGTGTGCCATTCCAAGGCTTTATATACTTAGGAAAGGACGTTCTTTTTTGATTTTCTTGTAACATCTTTTCTCTAGCTATTTCATCTGGGTGAGTATTCATATTTCGCATTTTCCTCCTGCGCAAGCAATTTCTTGCTCTGGTACTACGTTGTTAGTTTCTTCAATAACATTTGTAAAATCAACATCTGTATATTCCCTATTCATGTCTACCCACTCCTTCCAATTGTACACATCTTTCATACAATAAGTAAGCTTGCGAAGGTCTCCACTAAAGTATTTTTCAGAAAATCTTTCGCATCGCTCTTTCCAAGCTTTTTTACCATTGCCTTTTATCTTTTCTCCAACGCCTAATAGACTGTCACAGGCAGACCATAGATTATCTTCCCAGAGCGTAAGGGCGACTTCGATCAGACCGCTAACAAACAATG